CTGTTGACTGTGGCTTATGACCGGTCATTGTTCGGTCTTGATTATTTCTTTTCATTTATACCTCTTAATTAATATGTGGAAGTTAAGCACTTCCTAGTGCATTATGACCGGCCGAGTGTTCAGCGTAATCATAATCTAATTCTAATGTATATTCTACTAATCCGTCTTCCCCATATGCTAGCGATCCAAATGTTACAGATTTAATAATGGGATTGATTAGCTTCCACTCTTCGATGACCGTGGCTTTTTTATCAGCCGCTTTGACGTTCGGGCCAATTTGTTGTATTTGAACCAGCCCTAGTGCTTCTGAGGATCTGTTTTTTGAAACAGTACCAATCTCTCTTCCTGCATGTCCGTTCAGGGTTCCTCCGTCTGGGTTTACATAACCGCTGTCTGTTAGTAAGTCAAGGAATTGTTGCACTTGGCCTCCGGGCTCGTCAGTCGTGCCATCACCAACAGCAATGGAAGAATCAACAAATGTCATTTTTATTGAATTCCATTTTGGCAATCCAGGATACTTAAAGTGATGGTTCATCATTTTGTATTCTTTATTCTCAAAAGTTAAAGTAGGCTTATCGACCGACTTGACGAAAATATTCAAACTTCCGGCAATTTTGACAATAAACCTGTCCTTTAGTTTTGGCGTTACATCACGCCCGGTCCAGAATGACATTTATACCTCTCTATGTTCCTTCAGGATTGAAGAAATCAGTTGCTTGAGGTGGTGATGCTGCTGTAATCTTTCCAGTATCAGCTGCGACATTTTGATCGACACTAGTACTAATATCACCAGGGAGAATTTCACATTGCGCCCAGTCGTAACGGAGAGTCAAGGTTATCTCAATAAGGTCTTCAGATGAATAATCCAATTCTCCATATTGAACCCCTTTGATCCAAGGATTGTTCAAGGTCCATCTTTCAATTGTAGCACCAGTGGAGTCCAGTTGTTCAATCTGGATGCTGCCACAAGCAGCGGCACCTTTGCCTTTTGACATAGTTTCGTATGAGCCATTAGGGCTAGCAGGAATAGCATATCCTTGAGCGTCTAACATTGCATTCAATTGAGCTGTCGCTCCGGGAGAAACAGGATCGACCAAAGTTAGATCGATTTCCGCCCAAGTTACTCGACCTGGGTAATAAAATTTATGAGTAAGAAAAGTGTGTTCTGACTCGCTAATTTCAAATTTAGGCTTGGCTACTTTTTTAGCAAACCAAACATAACCAGAGTCATCGGCAAGACCATTGAAGATGATCTTAAATCTAAAGGCTCTTTTAGGCTCTTTGTTACCTATTCCGTGTGTTGCGGTCCAAAATGACATTTAAAGTTTCTCCTTTTAAATTAAATAGTGTCTTTATACAAAATCAGCGCCAGTTTTGGTGATAACAAAGTCAACGACGATGTACTCAATTGCGCGAGCAGGCTTAATATAGATCTTGGCATACATGATGTTACGATCGATCAAGTCAGCAGTAGTAGTGGTTTCATCCAGTACCAGTTTATAATCAGTGAGCCCAAATCGTGCTTGGACGTTAGAAAGAATTGGGTTAACCTGTGATTTGAATCTAGCCCAAGTGGAATCAATATTTTGATCAAACAAAAGGTTTCTAGAGACTGTACTCACTTTAGATTTCAGGTGAAGCAACAATCGTCGGACATTGATTCTATCTAAAGCAGATGTTCCTGCTTGAAGAGTTTTTTGTCCGAAGATTACAACGCCTTCTGCTGGGAATGTGGCGATTGGATTAATATTAACTTGGTACAAGTCATCTCGTTCACCAGAGTCCAGTCGTTGTCTAGCTTGAATCACTGCTGGTCCTCTTGTTCCTCCGAGGTTTCCAAGTCCACCGCGATTAAATCCAGCAGGAGCAAACCATACATCAGAAGATGCTTGTGATTTTGCCATCGCGCCAAGCCCAGCGACAGAAGAAGGTAACCATACATATTGACCACCGCTTATATTATCAACAATCTGTACCCAAGGATAAAAACAACAAGCATAGCTTGAATTAAGATTTCTAGCCTTCAACGACGATACCACCGACGTTACAGACCCTAAGCGGGTAGCTGCGCTATCCGTAGATTCTTGAGAAGGCATATAATCGCCTTCTAGGTCGATGATCGCTAAAATATCTTTACGAGATTCAGCAGTACTTATTAGTCGGTTTGTTATCAAAGGCTCTCTAATTCCGGGTGCCAACAATAGATTGGCAGGAACTACTTCCGCATCTTTAATAGAATCGATTGCCTTGTTTAATGAATATTGTATGTAGTTTGTAGTCTCAGACAAAGTAGAACCTATCAAAGCAATGCGCAAAGGTTCTTTTTCCAAGATATCAAGTCCGTCAGACCCACCCCACATTGGCATAAGGAACTGACGTATATTCAGGTCCAAAAGATCCCCAAAGGTGTTTGAGGTTGTGTAAGATGTTGATCCGTAAGCACCTGATGTGTAAGTTATAGCATGGGTGGTGGTGTTGGCCACAATATCATCCAAAGTAAATGCGATTGAATATTCAAAATCACCATTAGATGGCACATGGTCATCAACAGCAGCACTCAAGCCTCGAAGATAATCACAGTAATCTGGATCATTTTGATTAGACGTTGTTGACAACTTCGGACGAATTCCCCAATAGCAACGATATGGATCAGATGCTCCACCGTCAGTCCCAGCAGACCTAAGAGGGATTGCAGGGAAATTGAAGGAAGCAGTATACCCAACAGGGCCTGCCACGAATATGTTAGCAGAGCCGCCCGTAATCAAAGTTGAATCGTTACCCTTGACAAAAGCACCTGCAAAATCGTCAGTATCAGTACCGGCTGTAATAGAACCAGCAGACGCACGACCAGCAGAAACCCCAACACCGCTAAATGAGCCGATAGTCCAGTGAGGACCAGCCTGCGTGGCTGTCAATCTGACAATCCCTCCAGAAGGGTTTGTACACATATAGCCGTCAATACTATTATAAAGTGTTGCAAAGGCGTCAGCTATAGCCCCGGTTGAAGTATCCACGCTTTCTGTATTAATTTTTGCTGCACCAGAAGTAAATGTGGCATCAGTTGTTGCCTGACCGGCATCGTTAGTTATTGTAATGGTATAGACTGTTCCTGCCAAAGTAACAATAACTGTATCATTGGTGGCCGCGCCACTTATGGTCAAATCTACTGTCGACCTTACGCCGGTGTTTTCGTTGTCTGCAAATGCTTGCGCACCTACCGACCCATAGTTAATTGAAAACCCAGCTGGTCTGACAGGCCCGTAGAATCCAGCAGGTAGTAGTCCCTGACCGCCACCATCGGCAATGTTTTGATTAATTTCAACATAAACCAAGTCAGAAAGATTTGGGTAATCACCATAAGTTCTATAACGACGATTGGTGTTATCCCAAGACATATACAGATCTCCGATTCTTTTACCAATATAATTTGGAGAAGAAGGGTTAAGGTTTACATTAGAATATCTCTCGATAGCTGTCCCGTCCATATTAAGAATAGAAACAGTGAAGGTTCCATATCCATCAACAACAGGGTTTGTAGGCTCTTTGATATTTTCAATAGCAATCATATGATTCTTTTGGAAGTCATCTCCGACATGCATGCACTTGAGGCGGAATAGTTTAACTTGGTTAGAAGATTTTTGAGAAAAGACCCAACCAGATTTTGCTTCTTGGGCGTTTTGCTTGCGATCAGCCCAGTTAGTAGTAGCAGATCCACTTGCCAATGGCAATAAAACTCCATAAACAGTTCCACTAGCCGAATTACTTAGAGTATCAGAAATGTTTCTGTTAAAGGTTTCACCCAACCAATATGGTTTTCTATCTTCGGCTGATGTCATTGTTTCATTTACCAGCTGAGGATTTGTGTTCAAAACGGATCGAATATATTTTGAAGAATTACGACTAAAGTTAAATGCCGCTGTTTCTTTTAACGTGCCATCATCACTATAAATCTTAAGTGTAAAGCCTTGGTTTGAAGAATCTGATTTAACAAGAGTACCTGCCTCGATCACGCTGGACGCGCCATTATTGTACGCTCCTTGACCTGACAACCCCATATAACCTCTGTTTGCGTACACGATAGCAGCAAGAGAACCAGTTCCCAATGCAGTTGAACCAGAATCACAAAGAAAAAGACCATAAGCAGTGGAGTTGGTGTCGTTAACAGCAGTTAGGGAACCACTGAGACTCCAGCCAGCCTTCGCTGCATCGGTCCCATCGTTGCTAGCATGCTGTTCCCCAGCAACTCTAACCATAACAATTGGAGATTCCTCTGAAGCCAGCCATGCTTGAGCAGCATAAGCGGCATATGTGGGTCCGGTAGTATTACCTTCCCGCCAAAGGTCACCTTGGTCACCAGTACCGCCAGGCACAGGTGCTCCGAATACAGAGATGAAATCATCTAGGTTTCTAATCTTAACAGGCTTGTTAGCAGGACCCTTGCGAGTTCTTCCAATTATAATCGGTCCCTCGTCGTCTCGTTGGGTTGCTATGAAGCTCTGGTCAATCTCCCGCATTTCAATTCCGGGTGATAGGAAATCAAATTTTTTAGCCATGGACTAATTCTCCTTTCTAGTTCTAATTCTTCTTAAATAGTCGTGGGATTTTCTAAAATCACTATATCTCTCTATATTTCTTGTTGTCGGTTTCCCAAGGTTTTTCATCTCCTAGGATAGTTCTCTCTCTAACAAGTTTCAATTCCACGATGGTTTCCTTCTTAATTATTTTAGGAACTTCTGAGTTTGCCCCGTCACCAAGTAGGTATCCTAAGACCTTAATATCGATCTTTGTTTGAAACATCCTCTCTTCTTCTCCAAGGTTCGACATATTGTTCGAATTGGAAAAGTCTTGTTGGATGAATGCTTCGTATTGGTGCCCCTCTTGACGAATCAAGAGAGCGTTTATATTTCCTGTTTTTGTGGCGAAAGGTGTCATCAAATCGTTCATCTGTTGCTGATATTCTGTTCGCAGAGTTATAGAATAAGTGACAGCGACCCAGACCGGTATCGGAACATATATCTCTTCATACACAATTTTCTTATTATCTGAAGGATAGTGGTGCTGCCCTTCATCCTGATGAATGTCGGCAGAGGCAAATTTCCTTGTCGATGATTGGCTTATTTTCTTTGCAATCTTCTGTTGATGTTTTCTATACCCTCGAGGTCCGGTTGTATTTGGAAAAATATTTGCTTGAAATGCTCCCTTAAACGTTGGATCCTTCGCAAATGAAGTTCTCTCTATGGTTATAAGGGGAAGTTTTAATTTGCCAACTTTATCCCTGATCTCTTTCTCCTTAATGTGAAAGGATCGCTCCGGGGAGATCCACAACACGGGCACTTTTTTGAACCCGCCGTTGGTTTTTGTGTGTAAATCAAGTTGATTGTCAATTAAATCGAATAGAGCATAGTCTATTGTCTCGATTGATGATGCTTTAACAACTATTTCTTCATTCGCCATTGAATAACCCGTCCCTTGCTCTTATACAGTCTGCCGTAACTTCATATTTCGTCTCTATTTGTCCGTAAAGCTGTTTTGGTTCATTAAGTTTTGTAATCTCATAGTAAATATCGCCGTATCTAACAAAATCACCCTCTCTCACAAAGAGGTTTTGATCTTCAGTCAATCTTCTTTTGTGGAAATGGACCACTATTGTGGTTTTCTTATCGATTCCGACGCTTTCCATGAAGGTGGTCTCGATGCCTCCATACTCAACTAGCGCATATACCCTGATTGGGTGTAAAAAGTTCTTTTCTAAGGCTTCACCGTATAGAGGATGGAAGTCTGTTGTCTCCATGTCAATTGCGAAGTACAAAACCTGTTGTCCGACGACTCTTTCTATTATCTCATCGTTAACTTGCTTGACGAGGTTCTTTTCTTTTTCTCCAACAAACAACGGCGGGGGTGGATGTGTTGGTCTTGTCCATTTATTGCTCATTTAATTACCCCACAAATATCTTTAACGGCGTTTTACCCACAATTGCATCGGTGTTATCAACAAAAGCCTTGTCTGATTCTGCTATTTTTGTATATAACATTTCGTCCAATTGCTTATTGAGCTCTTCCCTCAAAGCTGTCTGTTCGGCTGCTGCTTGGCTAAGAAGTTCAGTAGCATTTAGCGTTACAGAATCCCCGGGAATTGGAATCGCACCACCAAATTTACCTCGCACCTGGCCCAGTGTTTCTTTGGATAATGCCAATGAAAATCTCCGTACCCACTGCTGACCCATTGAGTTGATTTTTTCAAATGCTATATTCTCAAATGGAAGCATGTTCATATTATTAACACCATCAACTCCACTGTCATAAGAGCCACTTGCAAAGGCATCATTGTCTTCGATTGTAAATCTAAACCAGAATTGGGCAGGTGAAACTTGATCGGGCACGGGATATACTCGAAGTTTATTGTCAATAATTTCATATGAATAATGTGAAGTTCTGGTGTACAGGTGATCTTCGAATGCGACTGCTTGCAATTTGTTTTGCCATGCAGGGATCACTTGGAAAGTTGAATCATCAGCATACTGTCCGTAATTATGAAAATCACCTACAACATTTAGCCCACCATAATACCCATAGAACCTCCACATTTGTTCTGGAGTCATGTAATACATCTGGCGGATTTTTATTCTTTTATTGCCGACTAAGCCAGCAAATGGAACTCCGCCGGCTACGGACGAAGCACTGACAATGCTTTGTAAATCATAATCTTGCTGATCTGCTACACGATTGACGGAAGCAGAATATATTGGCTGAGTGCCTCCGATTCCTACTTCTGTCGAATAAGAATCTGCTACACGATAAGCATAATCAAATTGGAATTTCGGATATTTAAGGGCAACGTTTGTTCCGTCTGTTAATTCGCCCTTATTATTAAAGGAACCAGTGGCCCCACCGAGAGCACTTCCAAGGGCATTTCTTGCCTGATGTAAATTCACGATATATGAATATTCTAATACTGCCTCTTCATAATGGTTGTAGACATTAACGGCTTTGATTTCGATATCTAATACATCACCGCCCAATCTCTTATAGGTATAAGCAACTTGAGCAGCAGCACCAGCTAAAAAAGCAGAGCCAGAATAAAAGCCAATAGCTAGCGAAGTTGCCACTGCAGTTGTATAGCCCGTGGCCGGTAATACTATCGCGCTTGTTGATGATGTCGGGGTTAAAGATGGATATGACATTAAGGGATCCTCCGCTACACCTAATTAGTTAATACAAAAGGAAAACCTCCGATGAGAAGCATCGGAGGCAAAGCAAAACACATGCACTTTATTGTTTGGAGGAGATTGACTTAGACTTAGTTGTATTCGTTTTCCTAGCCCTCGTAGTTGTTTTTTTCCGAGGGGCTCGTTTTTTTGTTGTAGTTTTCTTTACCTCAACCTCGGGAGCCTCGACTACAAACGGTGGCTCTTCTAGTGTTACTGGTTCTTCAATAACTGGTTCAGGATTTTTTGTTTTTAATTCTTCAATTTTTTGAGAGTTCTCGGCAACAAGAGTAGGTTCGGAAGTGGTTTGTTCTCCCGTTATCCTAGCAATTCTTGCCAATGTTCTCGCTCGCTTTGCTTTACGTCCCATTAGTTACCTCTATTATTGTGTTCCAAATGTGACAGTAACACTGACATTGTTTGCCCACACTGTACCAGTAACATACCAATTTGAGCCATTCGAAATACATTCGACTGTTGAGCCGGGGTGCAAGGGGTGCGAAGCACTATTAATTGTGAGTTTATCGTGCCCATCACCTGTTGCGGCTTGAGCAACGGCAGCATGTGTTAAGGTATCAACAGCACTACCAGCTTCCAAATATCTTGC